AGTTGGAAGTATCCTGGAAGTATCTATGAAGCTGACGCGGATCGGGAAGGTGGCGAAGATCGGGCGGACGGGGCCGACGCGCGCGTACAAGCCGGTGGTGGGAGGGGGGCGGGAGGCGGGGGCATCGCTGCAAATGAGCCTGGTGCCGGAGGCGCTGCGGGTGTGGGCGCGGGTGGTGGGGGAGACGCGGGCGCGTGAGGTGTGGGACCTGCAGCAGAAGGGAATCGTGGGGACGCTGCCGGAACTGTGCACGTACGTGTGGCTGGAGAAGCGGAAGTTGGAGTTTGAGTTCCAGTCGCACCAGATGGGGGGACGGGCGGCGGGCGGCGGCGGGGCGGTGGTGGACTTTGTTCTGTACAACCTATCGTCTAATGGGTATTATTGTTGGCGCGTGCAGGGGGAATACTGGCATCAGGGGCCGGACGTGGAGATGAAGGACTTTACGCAGGCGCAGAAGCTGCTCCACCTGAAGATCGGGGGGGTGCCGGTGGTGGGGGTGGTCGATCTCTGGGAGCTCGATGTGTATCAGAAGTATCCTCGCGTGTTCGAGTCGGCAGAGATGGGAGTGGGGTTGAGGGGGTAGGATGGAGATTCAGTTCTCGGTGCACGCCCGGGCGCCCCAGATGGGCGATACATTGGTGTGGATGGGGGATGGCTGGGAGCCGCAGTCGCCGTACGCCCGAGCGCAGCGGGAGACGCACGTCCACACGACCACCATCCCCCAGATCAACATGGGGCTGACGCGCTCGCCGAATTTCGTGAGCGGGTCGGCGGGCTGGCAGATCGAGGCGGATGGGTCGGCAGAGTTCAACGACGTGGTGGTGCGCGGGACGATCTATGCCAGCGCCGGCAGTATCGCGGGCTGGACGATTGCGAGCGGCCACCTGTACGCGGGGACGGGGGCGGGACGGGTGGGACTGAGACCGGTGGACTATCCGTTCTACGCGGGGGCAGAGAACCCGGCAGCCGCTCCATTCCGGGTGACGGCGGCGGGGGCGCTGGTGGCCACCAGTGCGACGATTACGGGGACGATCACGGCGACGTCGGGGACGATCGGCGGGTGGGACATTACGGCGACGCAGATCCAGGCGACGGGCGACGTCGTCCTGCTGGATAGCGCGGGGATCATCACGGTGGGAGGAGCGGGATACCTGCAGAGCAATCCATTCACGAGCGGGGTGCAGGGCTGGCGAATTACGCCGACCGAGGCGGAGTTCGAGAATATCGTGGCGCGGGGGGAGATTCGCACGGCGGTGTTCAGGTACAACGAGGTGCACGCGCAGGCGGGGCAACTCCTCGTGACGCCGAACGCAGCGAAGTTAGACGCGGACCTGACGGTGGCGAATAACGGGGCGTTCAACGTGGGAGAGGCGGGGCGGTTCGGGGTCAATGACATCGTGCGGCTGAAGGATGGGACGGGGGACGTGTGGCTGAGCGTGGTGGTGGACGTGGGGGATGGGACGTACACGTACACCAGGTCGTCCGGGTCGGTGGCGGGGACGGTGTTCCGGGCGGGGACGGCAGTGGTGGGATACGGGGCGTCGGGTGAGGGGGGGATCGTGCTGGATGCGGTGACGGCGAACGGGCCGTTCATCGACATCTTCACACACGCGGGCGCGCCATGGACGACGCTGACGACGAAAGTAAGAGTGGGGAATCTGGCGGGGATTGTGGACGCGGACCTGAATCCGACGGGGTACGGGTTCTATTCGGACAATGCCTATCTCAAGGGCGACCTGGTAGCCGGTGGCGGGAAGGTCATCATTGACAATACGGGGGTCCACATAGACATCGAGGGGGCGTTACCCTCCTCGGGAAGGGTTATTTTCGAGGACTTTGACGCCACCTACGATTTCTGGGCGATGTTGTGGACCTATGCAAGTGGCTCGGCATACAAGTTCTCTCTGCGCAACCGCGCAGCCACGGCAACCTATACGACTGCGACTACGAGCTTGACGGCCGAGGGGCCGGCCGCCACCGCAGAGACCGTGAGCGAGGTATACCTGTCAACGGCGGGCTGGTCTGGATTGAGATCAGCAGCCGGAACATACGCGATGGTAGGCGTGTGGGATGGGCCAGCGACGGTGGTGCGGCCCAAGACCACCTGGAACAGCGGGGGAAACATCGTCCACAAGTTATTCGACGCCGCTGGGGCGACGAAGCTGAGCGTTCAGGACAGCGCGGAGGTGGAGGTCGCGTACGTTGATTCGAATGGGAAAATGCTGTGCGCGCTCGATACGCATCCTGACAGCGACGGGCGGGGAGCATTTGCGCGATTTGTGAATCGGCTGGGGATCTCTACCTACGATCTCCACTTCCGCAGCGGTGCCGCCCCGCCGGCGGGGTACGCCTGGCAGGGGGCGCCGTTTGGGGGGACGCCGGCGACGTCGCTAGATTATGCCTATGCCAGCGAATATCTTACGTTTGCACCAACGGCATCCACCAGGTACTTTCTGAGCCGAGCGGTCACGAATGCGGGGGCAAACTGGCAAGGGAAACGGCTGGATGGCCGATTCAATGCCAGGGTGAATGGGCGGGTGGGATTGCGGTTTGATGATGGAACGGACAATAACTATTCGCAGGTGTACGTGACCGGGGAGGCCAACAACGGGACGATGACTGTGACGTACCAGTACAGGACGGGTGGTGGGGGGGTGACGACGGTGACGAGTTCGATCAACGTACCGGCGGGGGAGTTCATCTCGTTGGTGCTTTACATGGCCTATTCTGCTCCGAACTACACAGCGGTGGCGTACATATTAGCGGAGGATGGTTCGACGGTGAGCATGAATATGAGCAACGCGGTGGCGTGGGCACCGGTGGCAGGCCGGGCGGGGGTGTTCGGGGAGAATCCGAGTGTGGCGGCGTCGAACCGGGTGGAAGTAGACTGGCTCAGGAATCAATTCGTGTAGTTGTAGTGGCTACGGCACCAGTATGCTGTGGTGACTGGGATTACACAAGGCGGATGGAGGTGATGGCGCCGGCCTCGATCTCGACGCGCAGGCCGGCGTTCTGGAGGAGGGTGCGGGTACGCACCGGCGGGGCGGTGGCCACCAGGTCGGGGAAGATGGCGGCCAGGGCTTCGAGGGCGGCGCGCCGTTGGGCAGGATCGGGGGCGGCAGCCAGGAGGACCTGGAGGTCGAGGAGGCGAGAACGGGTGGCGACGACGTCGGCGAGGAGTAGGTCGTCGGCGGAGCGGTAGACCTGGGGGTCCATCTGCCCGGCAGCCAGGGCGAGGGCCAGGCGCTGGCGACGGACTTCGAGTTCGGCCAGGTGGTCACCCAGGGCGGAGATCTCCTGGTGTAGCTGGGTGGTGTCGTCGGTGATGATCAGGGCGGCATCGAGGGCGGCGGGGGTGGCCAGGGCGGCCAGGTAGGCGGCGATGCGCTCGACGACGCGGTCCTCGCGGATGTAGTTGCGGTGGCAGGACTGGCCGGTGTGGGAACGGTGGGCGTGCTTGGTGCACCGTAGCCACCAGTGTTTGTGGTGCGCGAGTTGGCGGGACATCTGGTGGCCGCAGCGTGCGCAGAAGACGACGCCGGCGAGGGGGGAACCGGCGGTCTTGTTGTAGCGATCGCGGCGGCGGCGGTTGCGCTCGCGGATGACGGTGGCGTGGGTGTCGGGATCCCACAGGGCGGGGTAGTGGGGGCTGGGGTACTCGGGCTCGACGTGGTCGAAGTGGGGGAAGCCGGCGTAGACGTCGTTGGCCATCATCTTCTGGACGGTGGAGTAGGCCCAGCGACTGCCGCGGGGGGGATGGTAGGGGGAGGCGTTGAGGGCCTGGGCGATGCGGGTGTAGGGCAGGCCTTCGATGAATAGTTTGGTGGCGAGGAGGACGGCGGGGGCCAGGTCGGGATGGGGTTCGGCGGTGGCGATGCGGCCGTTGGGGCCGGGGATGGGGCGGTAGCCCAGTGGCCAGTGGCTGGAGCAGAGGCCGCGCGTGACCCTGGCTTCGATGCCGGCGCGGAAGCGGTGGATGCGGAGGGTTTGATCCTCGGCGGCGCGGACGGATTGGATGGCGTAGATGTAGCGCTGGGCGGTGGATGCCTGGCCGATGGGGTGAGGGGCGGAGGCGAAGTAGACCTCGGCGCCGGACTTTTCGACGAGGGAGATGACCTGGTTGGAGAGGGCGGGATCACGGCCAAGGCGGTCGGGGTCGAGGGCGAAGAGGACGTCGAAGGTGTGGTCGGCGCAGTCCTGGCGGAGTTGGCGGTAGGCGGGCATGGAGGCTTCGGCGTCGTGCCAGAAGATGAGGTCGCGGGAGTGGCCGGGGACGGAGTAGACGACGACGACGTGTCCGTGGACAGCCTCGGCGAGCTGGCGGCCGGCGGCTTCCTGATCCTGGAGGGAGGACTTGTCGGGGCCGGCCTGGGGTTTGGAGGAGACGGCGGTCCAGATGGCGATGCGGGGGGGAGGGGGAGTGGTCATTTTCGGAGGGAGCGAAGGAAGTTGATCACCACTTCAAGGATGATCAACGGCGGAATTAGTGGCCAGAAGAAGATCCCGATTAGCCAATGGAGGAGGGCGAGTTCGGCTTCGAAGCGGTCCGGACGCTGGTAGTGCTCACGGTGGAGCACGAGGTATGACGTGGCTGCGATGATGCCGAGTGGAAGATACAGGTACGGGTTGTCCAGGAGCCAAAGGTAGATTTGATTCATATTCTAGTAGTTGACCTAGTAGGTAGCGCCGATTATCCCGCAGTTGAAACCAGAGAATAAGGAACTTAGCCAGGCGCAGGGCTCTCTTGAATCGTGCCATTGTCTCGACGGCGCTCGGTGACTTGGGACCTGAGTAGGGCGCGCATGTAAATCAGGATTCTCTCTTGGTCATCGTCGTCGAGGGCGTTGAAGAGAGATAGGGCTTCCCCTAATGCAGGGGATGAGTTGGCAACGTAGGTTCCATGGGACTCGGCAAGGTCGGTATCGGTCTCAGGCACAATATGGCCCGCAAGCCTGAGGATCAGTTGTTGTGGAACCGCAAAGTATTGAGCGAGTTTGCGGCAGCCCTCGGGATCTGGGATGACGGTACCCCTGATCCAACGAGACAGGGTTGGTTGACTTACGCCGATGGCGAGGGCAAGGCCAGTTTGGTTGATCTCAGGATGTGCATCGAGTTGTGCTGTTACCCACTCTCCTAGCGTCGTGGTCATTGGTGCTAGTATACCACAAATCATAGAAATTAGGTGTGACCTCTTGACAAAGTAGGAAATCTCCTGTATAATACATACGTGCATGAATGGTACGAGACTGAATCAGGAGACAGATGAGCGAAGTTTTACTAGAAATCGGTCAGCGGTTGCGCCAACAGGGATTCACCTTGAACTATCTGGCGCGTATCCTGCGGATGCCACGACACGAGGTATCTGCGCTGGTGCGGGAACGGCGGGGCTGGACATCGGCGATGATGGCGACAGTGGCGCACTTAATGGGGATCCCGCAGAAGCTGCTGTTCCCGGGCGATGGATGGGGCGAGCCGTGGGGAATCGAGTTGGAAATGAGGCGGCGGGGTAGCGGCAGCCAGCAATGGCTGGCGGGGCAGTTGGGAATCTCCGAGGCACTATTGTCCAAGATGTTGGTGGGGCGGCGGATCTGGCAGCCGGAGCGGAAGCGGAAGGCGGCTGAGGTGTTGGGTGTACCGGAGGAGCGGTTGTTCGCGCCGGTGTGGGTAGGGCCGGAGGAGGCAAGCGATGGGTGATAGGACAGCGCCGGGGCAGGGTGAGGCGGATATCAAGGACGTGGCGATCCATTTGCCGGAGGACGTGGGGGCTGCGTTGGTGCACCTGGCGGAGGTGGCGGGGGGGACGATCGTGATCGAGCTGGAGGTCACGGCGCCCAGTGCGCCCAGTGTGCCGGCGGGGTCGGGGAAGTAACACCACGGATGGGGAAATACACGATGGCACGGATGGGGAAATACACGATGGATGGGAAGGGGTTCGTGTACGATTTCGACGAGGAGTGTTCGTTCCGGCTGGGGCAGGGGGAGCCGGCGAACGAGATACGGGTGGTGGTGTGCCCGGAGTGCGGGAAGATGACGACGGTGGACGTGAAGGGCTGCGGGAATTGCGGGGCTGTGCTGGACCAGGAGGACGAGCGGGTGACGACGCTGGCGAAGCACCTGGCGCAGCAGTGGGAGAGTGACTGGCTGCGGGAGTTGGAGGCGGTGCTATGGAGTGGGGGGCAAGCGTGATGGAGCAGCAGGTGGGTGCGCTATTGGCCGGGCTGTTCAGGCTGGCGGTGGAGTTGGGGTACCGGTGGGATGGGAAGCGGTGGGTTGCACCGGTGGTGGATTCGACGTTGCGAGCAGGGCCGGGGTGGGTTGATCCGGAGATCAGGCCCCCCTTCCCGCCCCTGGTTGACGGGGACTGCTCCGGTTCTGCTCGGAGCGCCGAAGCCACTCCTCTCGAGTTGCCCATACCCTCCGAGTTGTCTACTGTTTCTCCGTTCGATCGTGGTGACGGTGCTCTATTGAATGGGCTTGGGGAGCCCGGTGGTGTGGTCGGCACCGGCGGGCCCGGTGAACTATGGGACAGGTTATTCATGGACCTACCTCCTACGCCGCTCGAGTGCTCTAGTTCCCAGGGCGTGATCAAGCCCCAAGCCCCCCCCTACCCCCCCGCAGGCGGGGGGGAGAGGGAGGGGACCCGATGATCGAGTTCACGGTGCGGATTGACTGGGGGCTGTTGGTGCTGGCCGGGCTGGTGGGGACGGTGCTGGCCGGGCTGTACGCGGTGGCGCTGAGTACGGAGTGGGGGCGACGGGTGTGCGAGAGGCGGACGCACTGGACGGTGATCGGTGGCCACCTGCTGATGGCGCTGACGATGGGGTTCGTGAGTGCGCCGATGGCGGGGTTGTGGCTGCTGTGGTCGGCGCTGCACGGATTGCCGCTGGTGATCAGGAGCGAGGTGATGCACTGGCGGGAGGAGGACCGGGTGTGGGGCGGGTTCGGTGCAGCGCTGCGAGCGTTCGGCGGGATGGGGGTGCGCGATGAGGATGCGGGGAGTGATCGCGGCGGCGGAGACGGACATGGCGCAGGTGGCGCTGGCGGGGGAGGGACTGGAGGAGTTGGAGGCGCTGGCGATTCTAGCACTGCAACGTGGGCTGCTAGACAGCGATAGGGCGGAACGGGTGTTCGGTGCGTTGAGTCGGATCGGGGCCGGGCTGGCTGTGATTCGCAAGTGGATGAAGGGGGTCCGCTATGGGGATGGTGACGAGTGCAGGGTGTGACGGCGGGGGGGCAGAGGTAGAGCAGGAGGCGAAGGTAGAGCAGGAGGCGAAGCTGGTCCGGCTGCCGAAGGATGGGGCGGTGCTGGTGGCGGAGATCAGGAAGTTCGCCGAGGAGCGGGGGTGTGCGGTGAAGGTGATCGGGGTGCCGGATGCGAGCACCTTCGTGAAGGTGTGCGAGCTGGCGCTGGAGAGCCTGGGGGTGGAGGTGCGCCTGATGGCGGAGGTGAGGGAAGGGTGTGTGCAGCTGGTAGGGTAATGCCTCGGTGGTTCGCACCTGGTGGGAAGCGGAAGAAGAAGCTGTACCCATCTAAGTGGCGGGAGGTGCTGGCAGAGAAGGATACCGATCTCAGCCGGGTGGCGACGGCGGTGGCGGCAGAAGTGGGTTGTAGCCCGGGGGCCGTGGAGTATTGGCGGCGCGCGAGGGTGGCCATCGCCGAGATGGAAGAGGCGAAGAGGAAGGCGAAGGGGACGGTACACTGCACACGGTGTGGGTTTCTGGAGGACGAGGAGAATCCGATCGGGCAGAGTGGGTTGTGTCTGTATTGCAGGTTGCAGATGCGTGGGGTGAACCTGCTGCAGTGGTATGCAAGTGGGGCAGCAGCGGAGTATCTGAGGAGGCAAAGAGATGGGTACGGGAATGAGTGCGGGAAGCGAGACGGTCAGGTTGGCGGAGATGAGGCCAGCGGGCTGCACGTGTAGGCAGCCGTGGCAGGTGTGCCCGGTGTGCGCGGGGACGCCGCGGGCGCAGATGGTGCCGGTGAGGCCGGCGCAGGAGACGCCGTCGGCGCAGCAGTTGTTGAACGTGGCGCGGGCGTACCTGGTGGAGGCGAACGTGCAGGAGATCGAGATGCGCCTGGCGGGCCAGCCGGTGGTGCGGGGGGCGGACGTGGAGGCGGCGCTGGTTAGGGTGGGGGAGAAGAGGGAAGGGTTGTAGAGGAAGAGTGAGGGCCTGAGCCCTCCTCCCGTCCGCCTGATGGGCTGGGACCCAGTGGGAATGAGCCCCCAGCGGTGCAGTTCGATTCTGCAGATCAGGCCGACGGGAGGATGGCCGAGGCCACGGAGTAGGCGGAGGAACCAGCCATGGGGAAGCCAAGTGACCGGAGACGGTCGGCTCGACGTCCAGGACGGCAGGAGAGAGTGGGCATAAAGAGGTGGCGCCGGACGAGAGTCTGGAGCGCCGGCGGGCCTGGCGGTAAAGCTGCTCCTGTGAAACTGGGACGGAAGCATTTCGCACGATGGTGTCGGGGTTTGTGCTGGGCCTCGTGCGATCCGCATCTTGCTGGTGACTCGGGGAGACAACGCTGAGACTTGGCGACGCAACACTGAAAAGAGGCGCGCTGTGCTGGACGGCCAGGCTACAGGCGCGGCGCATCGGTCACCCTTTGAGAGAGGCGGCAGGGAAGGGAACGCAGCCAGGAGGATCTGCCAGGGGCAGAACGAATCGCTCTGAAGTGAGGGGGGCTGCGCAGGCCAGCTGACGAGGGCAAGGCTGGCAAGCAAAGGTAGCGCCCAGCGTGGACGCGGCCGGGCCAGTGGCCTGATCAGCCAGGTTCGCCGTGGCGTGTGGGGGGAGGGCGCTGGTAGAGGGTAGGGGCGGGCCTCGTTGGGGAGGGGGGAGGTGTGCCGGTGGTAAGGAAAAGTGCGAACTGGCATAATAGTTATAGTCGGAAGTTGCTCATCGTCCCGCTGATGGTGATGGTGATGGTGGTCGTGGTACTATTGTGCGCGGCCCACACGAACAGAATCCCGACTCAGGGATTGAAATGTGACAGTGGTGGTCGTGGTGCTGTTGTGCGCGGCCCACACGAACAGAATCCCGACTCAGGGATTGAAATGGACTGGCACGTGTACTTGCCACTGGTGCAGAAGCCGGAGTGCGAGCGACCGACGCCGACGATGCCACGGGCAACGCCGACAGGCGAGTGGGGCATCCACTAGAAGGGGGAGCAGGATGGGACAGCGGTGGTATGAGGATCGGCGTGCGTCGCAGGACAAGCCGGCGGGCACCAGCCTGGAGGGGTGCGCCGGGTTGATGGTGTACCTGGTGCTCCTGGCGTTGATCGTGTTATGTGTGTTGATGGTGGGCGGAATGTTGGTGAGGTGAGAGATGGATGTTCAGATTTTGATACCTGGGGCTGACACACCTAGCGACACCGAAGTCGAAGCCGAAGTCTCCGCGCCCGACTATGGCAACGTGTCGTTCGAGGCGGGTGGGGATACGTGGGTCGTGGTCGAGGCCACTGACGATTGTGTCACGTTCAACGTCGCTGCTGACGGCAAGTAGTCCTTTCGCATAGTGAGGGGGATACGTCCCTGGACAGGATAGCCCAGATGGAAGAAACGAAGGGACAACAAAGGGAGACTGCTGGACGATGACACACTCGGTGACGCAACTGCACTTCATCCGCGAGATCGAGGGCCGCGAGGTGTGGGTGGCGGTCGGGGACGACGTGGAACAGGTGATCCTCCTGGAGGACGCCGGCTGGTCGGGGCTGCTGGCGCTGGCATTGGCCAAGCCAGAGCAGCGCTGGACGGAAACGGTGCGGATCACGCGAGATGGGGGGACGCGCGTGTTCGCGGCGGTGCCCCATACCGTGGAGGTGGACCGGTTCCTGATCGAGCTGATCGACGCGCTGATCGGCATCCGGTATGAGCATCCCTCTTTCATTCAGTTGCCGCTTGCTTTGACGGAAGAAGAGGCGGTGGAGTTGAAACAAATCCTGGGGGTACCTGTTGGCTAAGGCCAGGATCCCACCGGTCTACGTGAATATACCCCCAGCGCTGGTGTACAGGAAAGATCTGTCGGCACCGGTGCGAGAGACGGGCATACAGATCCAGGGTTTGGGCTGGAATCACAACTACGAGTACACAGATCCGGTGACACTCACGGAGTTATGTGGCATTTGCGGGGTGAGCCGCGCACGGTTATATGGACACCTCCAGCAGCTCGTTGTTAAGGGTGTGCTGCGTTACACCTACACGGCGGTTGGATTCGTGTTCGACCTACGTCGGTCTCGTGGCGCAATGCAACTCTCTGTGTCTGATCCTACAGGATCGTGCACGGATTCCGGTCTCAAAAATGAGACTGGCGGGACATTACTTGATGTTGTTGCTCTTCCTCATGAAAGAGAGGAAGCAACAACAACAATATTGGAAGGGGGAGTGGGGGAAACCACGACGTCCGAAAAGCCGGACCTGGGAGAGGCACGTCTGGTGATCCTGGAACGGATGGGCGTGCTGGAGCCGACGCGCTCGGAGATGGCCGGGCTGGCCTGGGCGACGGTGGAATATCTGGAGGCCTGGGAAGCGTGGCTGTGTACACAGGCGGGGCGGGTGGGGATCGGGCTGGTGGTCGAGCAGATACGCCGGCAGCAGCGTGCGCCAGGGGCCAGGGATAGGGCAGGGGGGAGAGAGAGGTATCGGGAATGGTCGAGCGATTGACCCGGTGGGCGGTGCGGTTCACGGTGGCGGCGATGTTGATCGTGAACGTTGACCTGGCGGCGGTGTGCACCATCGTCGTGGCAGGTCTGGTGTTGGGTGCGGTAGTGGCCCTGTGGCGTGAGCAGGACCCGGAGTGGAATCAGGCGCGGGCATGGCTGGTGTCCGCGGACAGGGGGTTGACGTGAGCGGTACGAGTGTGATCGTGGAGGTGCCGGTGTGCAAGGTGGTGGCCAACCCGTGGCAGGTGCGGGCGCTGGACCAGAACCTGGTGGCAGAGCTGGCGACGGCGATGCGGGAGAACGGGTTCCGGGGTGTGCTGGTGGGCCGGGCGGTAAACTTCGATGAGGCGCTGGGGGCGGACGGGCTGACGGTGATCAGCGAAGAGACCCACCTGGAGAACATCTGCATGGACCTGGACGATGGGAGCGCGCTGATCCAGTTGGCGTGGGGGCATCATCGGCTGGAGGCGGCCACCGCGGCGGGCATCGAGGAGGTGCCGGTCGAGCTGGTGGGCGGGCTGACCGACGAGCAGATGGCGTCGTGGGCGCTGATGGAGAACGTGCGGCGCAAGGACGTGACGGCGATCGAGGAAGCGCAGGCGATCCAACGGCTGACCAAGGAGTTCGGGTGGAGCCAGGCCCGAGTGGCGGAGATGCTGGGGTACAAGGACGCGGCGACGGTGTCGAACAAGTTGCGGCTGCTGCGCTTGCCGGAGGAGATTCAAGCAAAGGTGAGCGGCGGGGACCTGTCGGAGCGGGCGGCGCGCTCGCTGGTGACGGTGGCGGAGTTGAATCCGAAGGCGGCAGTCGAGTTAGCGAAGCAGAATACCCCGGTGTCCGAGTACCAGGTCAAGCAGGCCAAGCGCGAGGCATCGAAACCCCTGACCGGGGGCTGGGACGAAGCGCCGTGGCCGATGGACTGGGTGCCGGCTGCATTGGACGTGGAGGGGGATGGGTCGGCGATCACCTGCCAGGGGTGCGAGCATCGCCTGCCGATCGAGGGGGAGGAGGTGCGGTGCTCGAAGCCGGCGTGTTGGAATAAGCGCCGGCGGGTGTGGGAAGCGCAGATCGTGGCGGCGGAGAGTGTGAAGCAGGGGATCCCGGCGGTAGTGCAGGGGGTAGACGACGTCAAGAAGTTTGGGTGGGAAGACCACAGCGTGCTGGGCGACAGGTGCAAGACACGGCAGGATGGGCATTCCTGCGCGTGGCTGCGACTGTGCTATCACGAGGGCGCCGTCGTGGGCTGCTGTGGGGATAAGGCGGAGTACCAGAGATGCGTGATCGAGATGAAAGCCCAGGCCGAGCAGATCGAGAAGGACGCAGGGGTAAGGACCGAGGAGGCCAAGGGGCTGCTGCTGAGTGCGGCCGTACCGCTGGGGCAGGCGCTGGAGCAGGGGCTACACATCGAGATCGTCAAGGCTCTGGAAGGGCTGATCAGCGGACGGATGTGGTGGGATGAGCCGGAGGACGTAGAGATACACACGGGGTTGGCGTGGAGACTGCTGACCCGGATGATGGATCATCTACCGCGCTGGAAGGGGATGCCGGATGTGGATGCCATCCGGGAGGAGATCGGCGCGGTGATGAAGCGATTCGGGCTGGGCTGGTCGGGGTTGACAGGTGGGGAGATTGCTGGTACCATGGGAGAAATCGAATAGGGGGCCAGTACGAACGGCGGCAGGGGAAGTTTCCCGGGCCGCCGTTTTGCGTGGGTGCCTGAGGTGCCTGAGGCACCTTGGAGGTGGACTGTGACCGGTGTGATGGATGACGATATCAGGTGGGCAGTGGGGCAGATACGGCAGGTGGCCGACCGGCTGGAGGAGCTGGTCGGGATGGGGCCATTCCCTTTGTACTCGCAGCGTGACCCGGAGTGGGCGAAGGATGCGCTCGGTCCGGACGCCGGCGGGGGGACGATGTGCGGGGCAGGGTGTGCGGTCACCTGTGCGGCGATGCTGATGACGGCACACGGGATGGCGATCACGCCGGGAGAGTTGAATAGGTTACTGACACAGCGCGGCGGTTTCTCTGCGAAGGCGGGGGGGGGGCCGCGCAATCAGTTACGGTGGGAGTTCATCCCCGAGGTGTGCCCAGCGCTGAAGTATTACGGGCGCAGGGACTGGACGTACCACTCGGCGGACGTGGCGGAGATGCGGGCGGTGATGCTGCTGCGGGGGCCGGTGGTGGCGCAAGTGGATTTCGATCCGAAGGACCGCGACGTGGACGAGCACTACGTCATTCTCCTGGAGTGGCTGGGGCCGGACGACCTGGCGATTGCGGATCCGTGGACCGGGGAGCGGGTGGGCCTGGTGGAGCGGTACTGGAATGCGACGTGGAGCGCGACGCGGGGCAAGGTGGCGCGGATCGTGACGGGGTTGCGGTTGCTGCAGGCGAGGGTGGAATGAGTATCGGCGATGCGGTGCTGGTGGTGCTGGCCGTGCTGGGTGGGCTGATGGCGGTGGTGGCGTGGGAGGTGTGGAGCCATGCCCCCATCGAGTGAGGCGGTAGCAGGGGCGATGGTGGTCATCCTGGTGGTGGTGATCATCGTCGTGGCGGCGATCGCGTACGAAGAGTTCAAGAGGTGGAGCGGTGGCTAAGAAGGGTAAGAAGAAGAACTGGATCGCGGGCGCGATCAAGAAGAAGGGGGCGCTGCGGAAGGCACTGAAGATCAAGGCGGGGCAGACGATCCCGGCGGGGAAGTTGAAGTCGGCGGCGAAGAAGGGCGGGAAGCTGGGACGGCAGGCGCGACTCGCCGTAACGCTGGGGAAGATGAGGAAGACGCGACGGAAGAGGTAGATGGACCGGGCGTTCATCAGTGACGATCTGCTGACGAAGATGTCGCGCCTGACGGCCAGGCAGCGCGAGGCGATTCCGCGATTGGTGCGGGCGCTGGCGGATGGGCGCACGATGCGCGCTCTGCTGCGCGGGCCGGACCGGATCTGCTGCTGGTCCACGTACTACAAGCCAGGGCGAGGCTGGTACCACAACGAGGCCTTCCGGGAGGTGCTGGAGCAGGCACGGCGGGAGTACGATGCGGCCAGGCTGAAGACGGCGGTGGAGGAAGCGGCGGCGACGTTGAGGCGGACGACACCATTGGCGGCCAGGGTGCTAGAGCAGGAGATCGTCAGGGGGTTGCGCTCGCTCGATGACGTGCCGGACGATGAGTGTACGTTCGAGGAGCGCTCACTGCGTTTGCTGGCCAGGGTGGCGGAAGGGGCGGTGCAGTTGCGGGCGCTCGAGGCGCTGAGCAAGATACGGGGAACGGAGCGCAGTCGTGGGTTGAAGGCAGCCACGGCGGTACTGGACCGGGCGGACATCGAGACGGCGGTCAAGAGCGCGGGGGGGGCGGAGGCGCAATGGCGTGGGTTGTTGGAGGAGTTGAGGTCGGATACTGATGAGGTGGCCGACGTGGGCGCAGAAGCAGACGATCTTCCGGCGGTTAGGGTACCAGCCACACGAGGGGCAGTTGCCGGCACACCAGAGCCGGGCGCGCGTGATTCTGGTGGCGGGTGCTGAGAGGTCGGGCAAGAGCCGCTGGACGGGTAACGAGATCGTGGCGCGGGTGCCGTGGGTGCGGCGGGTGGCGCTGGCGGCGCAAGAGTACGACGAGTGCCAGACCGAGATGGAGTACGTTATCAATGGCCTGCAGATGCTGGGCGGACTGGAGCGCAGGAGCACACCGCAGCAGGGCAAGTGGAGAGCGACGGCCAGGGGCGGGATCGAGATCGAGACGATCAGCCTGGCAGAGGGGCCGGAGGAGCTGACGCAGCGCGGGTTGCCCTACGACGTCGTCGCCCTGGTGGAGGCCGGGGGCATCCGCTACGATGCATACCTGGCAGCCACGCGCAGAGTGGCAGAGACGCGCGGGGTGGTGCTCCTGAGTGGAACACTGCGCGACAACGTAGGCTGGTACGCGAATCTCTATACCAGTTTCGAGGGGCCGAACGTGTTCGGCGGGGAACGGTTCAGTTTCCCCGCCTGGGTTAACAAAGACATATTCCCGGGAGGCCGCGAGGATCCCGAGATCGTGCGCCTGGAGAAGATTCTGCCGGCGGATGACTTTGCTCGCACGGTGGGAGCGCAGGTGTTGCCCAGCCCGGCGCGCATCTATCCCGAGTTCTCGTTCCCCGTCCACGTGGCGGAGGTGGGGTACGACGCGGACCTGCCGGTGGAGTTGGCGGTGGATGCGGGTTTCTATCCCAGCCACTACGCGGTGCTGGCGCTGCAGGTGGTGAGCACGGGCGGGGTTGACATCGTCCACGTGGTGGACGAGATATGGGAGCATCACCTGACGCACTACGAGGTGGTGGGATTGTGCCGGCAGCGGGAGTGGTGGCCACGGGTCACGCGGGCGGTGGGGGGACACGAGGCGAAGCAACATCAGGCAGCGGAAAGTACGCAGGAAGTGTGGGAGAACCTGGTGGGCCAGGAGGACGGCGATCCGAAGCGCTTCCACTTCGAGGTGTTCGACGCGGGGCACGTACTCGACGGGGTTGTGCGGGTGAAGACGTTCCTGAAGGACCCGGCGACGGGCAAGGCCAGGCTACGGATCGGGACGGGATGCACGGGGACACAGGCAGAGTTCGGGGCGTACAGCCGGAAGGTGGACAGCCGGGGCAACGTGGTGACGGAGCAGCCAGAGGATAAGCACAACGACGTGCTCGATGCGCTGAGGAACTGGTTGGTCGAGCGCTATGGGTTGGTGGAGCGGGTGAAGAGAGAGCCGACGCCGGGGAAGAGAAGGCAGCCGGCCAGAGGATAGAAGATGAAGCCAGGGGACATCACGACGACGTTCGTGCACAGCAGGTTCGAGGCGCTGAAGAGCAGGTGGGGCGAGC